AGAAGGCGCGGGCGGGGACGTCCTCGGGGTTTGAGTAGGAGCCGTTGCGGTCGCGCTGGAATACGCGGTAGGCGACCGGCTTTCCAAAATCATCGACCACGATGCCGTCGATGTATTTGTCGAAGTTCGAGATCTCGGCGGGGTTGCCGATGAGGTCGGCGGGGACGAGCTGAAGCCGGAGGCCATCAGCGGTCTTGCGAAGGGCAAAGCCGCAGTCGCCGTCCACGGGGCGCATTTGCAACGCCATGCCGATCAGCTGGCGGAAGCTGTGGCGACCGGTGACGTCGGCCTTCTTGCACCAGGCGTGGAAGTAGTCGGCAATGGCGCGGTCGTAGTCGCGGTCACCAGTAGCGGGGCTCCACTCGTTGGGCGTGCAGTTGAGCGCGAACTTCTCAGGAACGCCAGCGATGGCAGAGAAATTGGCGATGAGGTCGCGGGCCTCAAACATCATGACCTTGCGCTCGCGAATGGTCTTTGGGCTCTCGCTTGGTGCTTCGTTGGTGCGAGGATTAAAGAGGCGGTTGGCCTGCGCGGCCTGATACTCAAAGAGGTGCTTCTCGATGCGGGAGCGCAGACGCTGCGTCGCCCAAGCGGGTGCGATGGCACCGAGCGCACGCTCGAAAGCGTTCTGATTCTGCACGAGGCCGGCGATGTCGGGACGTTCCATGATTACCAGGTGTTCGGGCTGTTAAAACTCACGAAGGTCGTCTCGGCGGTGGTGCCGCTGGCGATGTCGATCGCGGCCTGGAGCTGGCCCACCATGTCTTTTACCTCGTTAAGATTTGCGCGGGTGAGGCTGCGACCGTTAAGCGAGTAGCTCTGGTTGGTCAGGATGGCAGACAAGCAGGCGACGGCCTGAGTTTTCAGCGTGGTGAGCGTCGCCGAATCGAGACCGATAAAAGGGTTTGCCATCGCCATATTAAAAAGGGCGGTTCGTAAAACTTTACGGGGCGGGGCGGATATGTCCCAAATCTCCCTCTGCATGATCGTAGGCAACGAGGCGGCGCATATCCTCGCCTGCCTGAACTCTTTCGGCCCAGCCTTTGACCAGCTCTCGCTGGTGCGGGCTTGCGGCAACCGCGCAGCCGACGACACCGCAGCGACTGCGGCAGACTGGTGCGCGGCGAATGGAAAGAAGTTTGTGTTTTCTGAATATAAAAACGGACCCAACGCAGCGGACTGGGACCACGTGGACTCCTTTGCCGCGGCGCGTAACGCCAGCTTCGCGCAGGCAAGCGGCGACTGGCTTATGTGGTGCGACGCCGACGACGTAGCGGTGGGCATTGAGGGCGTGCGGGCCTGCGTGGAGACCACCGACGCCGATCTTCTGCTGTTTCCTTACGACGTGCCGGGGACAAACAAATCGCCAATGCGGGAGCGGTTAATCTCGCGCAGGATCTGGGATGCAGGGCGGCGTTGGGTTTATGCGGTGCATGAAAACTTCTGCTGCGAGCCAACCGACCGCCGGCATAATTTTGCGGCGCCAGTCTGGCGCCACGCGCCGGTAGCGGAGAAGCCAATGAGCCATGCGCGCAACCTCCGCATTCTGAGCAACCAGCTCCGCGATGCCGCCAGCCAGCTCTTCTACGTTCACCAAGAGCACTACTACGCGAAGTCGAAAGCGAAGGCGCGGGAGTTTGGCGAGATCGCGCTCTCCATGCCGAACCTCCACGAGTCGTTCCGGTTTGAGATTTTGATGAACCTTGGCCGCATGGCCGAGACGCCGCAGCAATCGTTGCCTTGGCTTGGTCAGGCTTTTGCTGAGAACCCGCACCTGCGCGAACCGCTGGCTGCGCTGATCGCGGCCAACCTTGAGCTCGGCAACCACCAGCGGGCGGCAGACTGCGTGCAGGCGATGCTGGCGCTGCCCGAGCCACCGGCCCACCGCCGGCCTTGGTCCTACGAGGCAAAGTGGTATGGGTGGGCGGGGCTGGATCTGGCCGAGCGCATTGCCCGGCTGAATGGCTATAAGCCAGAGAAGCGGCTGGGCGTGCGGATCTCGCTGCTTCACGCCACGCGAGGGCGGGCTCAGGCGGCGTGGGAGTGCCGCGAGCGTTGGCTTGGCATGGCGGCGAATCCTGCCGCGGTGGAGCATATCCTTGCGGTGGATTCCGACGATGCGTCGAGCGTTGAGCTGGCAAAGCAGTTTGCCCACGTGGTGGTCGAGCCCGGCTCCTGCGTGCGGGCATGGAATGCAGCGGCAAAGGTGGCGGTTGGAGATGTGCTGGTGCAGTTGTCGGATGACTGGATTCCCTCGTATGGCTGGGACACCGCAATCCTCGCCGAGATCGGCGACACCTCGCGCTCTGCGGTGCTGGCGGTCAGCGACGGCAACCGCACCGACTCGTTGCTCTGCATGGCCATCTTGACCCGCGCCCGCCTAGAGCGGCAGGAAGGCGGCACGCTGTTCTCGCCTGAGTATTTGTCGGTGTATTCCGACAACGAGTTCTCGCACCGGGCGTGGCGGGATGGCGTGGTGATCGACGCCCGTGAGCGGCTCAAGTTCCGCCACGTCCACCCTTACTTTGACTCGTCGGTGCCGATGGATGCGACCTACAAGGCGAGCAACGCAGCCGAGCGTTATGATCAAGGGCGGGCGGTGTTTGCGGTCAGGAATCCTGACGCTGTGTAAAGGGCAGCAACCGATTCAGCGCATCCTGCCGTTTGGCGCAGCCGCACTTTGATTTGTCGAGGCCGATGATCTTGCCGATGGGCTCGGCCAACTTTGCCACCAAGTCGCCAAGGCCGCGCATTGGTGCAGCCGCGACTGCCTCGGGTGTGCATTCGCCCCAGGTGCCCCAGCGTTTGATGCCGCAGCTAGAGCATCGATCTGCTGGATCTGGGCGCGGATTGCACGGCGTTGGGCAATCCTTGCAGATGTCTTGGCGGACTTGAATTACACCGTTAGGGATCATGGGCAAGCGGTGCCGTCGCAGACGGTGCGTATATTGGCAACGGTCGTTTCACCATTTGTTGCTGGAACGACTAGTTCGTAGTATTTCCACGGTGCGGTTCCGGTGCTGCCGATGAGTGGATAGGTGCGAACTACGCCATCGACGTAACCAAGCGGAGTCGTGCCTGCGGGCTGCGCGTTGTCAGCGTATTCGGTTTCGGTTCCGAAGTGTGCGGCGAGAAGAATGGTCTCGGTGCCGTAGTAGCTTAGGTTAAGCGTGGGGTTGGTTTTGAAACCCGAGCCAGCGGCGGTCAATGTCACTCCGCTGATTGCGCCGGAAGAGTTGAGTGCGACCGTTGCAGTTGCTCCTGCGCCGCTTCCACCCGTGATGGATAACGTGGGAAGGTAGTTGCCTTGATTCACAACCGTGATGCCTGTGACTGCTCCGCCCGAGACCGTTGCGGTGGCGGTTGCACCTGATCCGCCGTTGCGCCCGTTGATTGCGACACTGGGTGCGGAGGTGTAACCTGTGCCTCCAGCGTCAACCGTTATTTCGGTTACTTTACCATCCGCCGAAAATCCGGTGACGGTCGCAGTTGCTCCGGTGCCTCCGCCGCCAGAAAAAGAGACGGTGGGCAGGTAGTTTCCGCCGTGGATAACCTCGATGGAGGTGAGTGCGTGGCCTGCATCAACCACCTCGCGCTTTACCCATTTGCCGCCAAGCGTAGTCCCGTCCCAGACCGCGCACTTGGCGGTTTCGATGCCAAGGTGAACAATTAAATCGGCAGCAGTTGTGCCGCTGACTTTTGACGTAATTGTAAGCGAAGGCTGGCTGGTATATTTTGTTCCACCAGTGCCAAGAGTAACCGTAGCAATCCCGCCTTGTGGATCAACCGTGCAGGTAGCCGTCGCTGTCGTTCCAGCGGGTGAACCACCGGGTGCAGAAAAGACTAGGGTCGGCAGATAGTTGCCTCCGTTGCCGCCCGCAATGCTGGCTACTTCCCCAGTAACCGCGAGGGTCGCGATCCAGCCCGTAGAAGTAGTGCCGCCACCTGTTGCCGTCTGCACGGTAACCGTAGGCCGGAAGTCTCCTGCTGTGCCGACGTTAATGCTCGTGACCACGCCGCCCGTAACAACTGCGGTGCCGGTGGCGCGAACGCGGGGCGCGGTTACGTTGGTAAAAGCAACCGTAGGTGCGGAGGTGTAGCCAGACCCGCCGCTCGTAATTGTCACGCCCGTGACCGCGCCCGAAGAATTGATAATTGCGATTGCCGCCGCGCCCGTTCCACCTCCCCCCGAGAATGTGATGAGGGGAATGTAGCCCGCGCCTGGGTTTAAAATTGATAGACTGGCAACCGTGCCATCGCTTGCCATCACGGCAGTCGCGGCGGCATTAGTGCCTAGAGGTGAAGTGGAGATGGTGACGGTTGGCCGGTAAACGCCGCGTGCGTAAACCTCAACCGACGAGACCGCAACGCCCGCTTCTGCGATGAACCGTTCAACCCACGATGCGCGGAGTTGTTTGCCCGTGTTTACTTTCGGGATTTTGAAGCGCAGGCGGTAGCGGGACTCTCGTATGTTGTAGCTAATTTCGTCAGTAGAGAGGTTGGCCAAGCTGCCTGCCGTGTCGTTCCAGTCGTCGTCGTAGGCGGGGAGCGCGGCGACGGTGTTGGATTTGAGTTCGGCGGATGTGTATTCATCTGAAAGTTCTATCAAAGCAATAAGCCCGCAACTCGCGTCGAAGTTCGTCGCCGTCTCGGTCCCGCTTATACACTCGCCCGAAAGGTCGGGCGAGAAATAATCCTTTGTGTTTGCGTATGTAAGTGAGCCCGTAACGCATGAAGGCGCGGTGCTCGTGCAGTCCAACCCCGCCGAAGTTAAATCACAAACCGTTTCCGTTATTGAGCCGGTCGGCGTGTCGTTGAAATCAACTGTAATGGTGCCTGAATGTGACCGCGTTTCTAATATGGTTCCGCCAAAACGGACATCCTTGGCGACCGCCCCAGTTCCGTCAGCGCGCAGGTATCTTTTGGGGGGCGAGCTTGTGGCGAAGGTGCATTCAAAAAAACCGACCTTCGTCTTACTCGCGCTTCGCGAATCCCACTCCACCGTCGCGGTCGGGCAAGTGCAGCACTCTGAACATTGTGATGCGATACTCATGATTCCCAAATGGCGGTGCCGTTGCAGAGGTAAAAGGTCTGATTGGTATTCAAGATCGAAGTGACCGAGGTAAAC